ACCAAAAGCGATCCACTGTTCAAAGCCTCCAGCTTGCTGAATGCAATCGCAGCACTAGCGCTGATGTCAGCGTTAATCACTGCACCTGCAGCTATTGCCGTAACGCCTGCATTGCTAATGGTGACATCACCGGTTACAGCAACAGCAGTTGGCACATTACCGGCACTGCCAACAATGATGTTGCCGCTGGTCAGATTTACCAGCTTGCTTAGCGCAATGCTGCCAGCAAGCATCGTGTTGGTGACAGTGCCAGTGTCTCCAGACGTGATGACTGTGCCGCTGCGATCTGGAAAGGTGATTGTTCGATCAGCTGTCGGATCGGTAACAGCCAAATAGGTCTCATACGCATTGTCAGTGCTGCCTTCAAATGCCAGCGCACCAGTCGTGCCGATCAGCAGCTCACCTGTAATTGTGGCGCCAGCTGCGCCAATCTTCTCGGTATCAAGCTCTTCCAGCGCTGCTTGCACATTGGTGGACTGGATGCCACCAGCAGGCGTGACCGTAATGTTGCTTGCCTGCGTGGCGCCAGTAACAGATGTGGAAACGTCAATCTCTTCCCAGCTGCTGCCATTGGACAGGATCATGTCCGGCGCAGCAAGCGCAACGTTTGGCGCGTTGCCGCTTGTGATCGTGCCGCCAACGCTGACGACTAAGTAATAGCGATTGTTAGCAGCGCTAGCGGCTGGCAATGCGCTCCCAACGGTCAAACCGATTGCTTGACCAGCAGTTGTCAGCGATGCAATTTGACCCGTGCCGGAGCCGGCAGAAGCATCAAATGTGCCTGCGTAAATGATTTCACCTGCGGTGATCGTAATTGCTTGCCAAGCATTGCCATCCCACAAGTAAAGATCACCGTTGATGCTGTCAAAGAAATACTGACCTGTAAATTCAGCAGTCGGGAAAGTGACAACGCCTTCAGTGCTGGCGGCACCACCGAATTGAGTAACAGAAGAGTTGGCAAGCTTGGCGCCAGTGACTGCATCATCAGCAATGCGATCTGTCGGCAGCTCACCACTGGTCAGCTTGTCAGTGCTGATTTCTGGGATGTCTGCAGCGTCAAGATCTGCGCCAACAGTTACATGACCTTGCGCGTCAATCGTGACTTTGGTGTGCGTGCCAGCGGTGATGTTATTGCTATGGTTTAGCTCGCCTTCATTTGTGACCGCCAGGCCGCTCCCTGGAAACATAACACCGAGCGTGCTGGCAGTTGCCGCCGGAAGATCTGCGCCGGTGATTGCGCGACCTGCGGTAATCAGGCCATTTGCGTCATATTGGGTGACATGATACGCAGCAGTATTTGCAGCAACCGTATTGTCAATTTCAATACGATCACCGTTCATCGCAAGGCCATTGCCGTTGACCTGAACGGCGCCTTTTGCGCCAGTCGCAGCAGTTGGCAGATCAGCTGGTGCAATGGTGCGGTAGCTTGCGGCACCTGCGCTGCCACTAGGACCAGCAAGGAATTGCCCTGCTGCAGTGGTGTCATCCAGCGTGGTGCTGATCGTGACGCTATCGCCTACTTGGTTGATACTGATATTGACGATTCCGCCGCTATCGCCAATGACTGTATTAACAGAACCAGCGGCTTTGATGGACAGCCACTGCGACCCATCCCAGCAGTAAACAGTGCTACCGCTTACATCAAGCGCCAGCTGGCCAATGAACGATCCAGACGCCGGAAGCGCTGAAACGAGGTTGACGGTTGAACGATCCGCCAGTTTGCTTGCACTGACCGCATTGGCAGCTAATGCGCCGGTTGGTACAGTGCCAGTCTCTAGTGCCGTGCCAGGAATTGTGCCTGACCCAAACAAAATCTTGCCGCTTGGGATGGTGTCATCCGCCAGCAGCGTTACGGCATTGCCGAGAAAATCTGTAACGGTGATTTTGCGAGACTCGCTAGCGCTAACGTCCGCCAACGGCATGTAGTCGCCCGCTGCAAGGTTGGCGCCTGCAAGCGTTTGTAGTTCGCTGATCCGCAGGTCGGCCATTGTGCGTGCTACCTCATTGCAACCATCTTAGGCGGCGTCCTCGCCTTCCAACAGCAAGTACCCGCCTTGCTCCAGCAAAATTGGGTCTCCAGCTTCTTGCAGCAACCGACTTTGGGTTGTCGTCCGCGCTCGAAGTTTGATCGCGCCAGTAGCCACAAAGTCGATTGTGGACACAATGATGTTGCCTGGCGCAAAGCTGGTAGCACTGTTCGTGATCAGCGCGTCAAACTCCCACCACAGCGCATCATTCAGCTGCGTTGCAGAAAAAGGTCCGCCCGATGCGTCAGTATCCGCGCTTTTGACATACAACTTCATATGCAGCCCAGAACCTATTTCAGTACGCAAAACCAGCTGCATCAAGTAATGCACTGGCTCTTGGCCGGCCTCGTTGACGTAATCCCACTGCGCTGTGATACGACCCGAGCCTGTGATCAAGCTGCTGTATTGCTGCCTGTAGCGGTCGCTCAGTGCAGTGACATCAACCGTCTCGCGGTTTGTATTTAGTTCGTAATCAGTCACGCAGGCAAGCAACCTGCTGCCACGATCTCGAACAGTAACTTGAATTGGAATGTCGCGTGCAATTGCAGCAAGTGGCACTAGACCTGCAGTGCTGCCTTCAAGGCTGTCGTCAAAATTGTCGTACAGACGAATGCCGCCTAGTTCATCAATAAAAATGAACCAATTTCCGCTTCCGTAGACGGTGTTATCGCTCCAGCCGCTTGCGTCAACAAAATCAAGCGTTGTGCCGTCTGTGCTGGAGATCTCAATGAAATCACCGCTGATCAAGCAGCCTTCATCAAAATCAAAGCTAAACCGATTGCGGCTTGCGTTTACGTCTGATGGATTGACGATACTTGTTAGGCCGTCCTCAATAGACCGCCTTGCCAGCTCTACGTTGCCGATGTTGCCAAGGTAAACGCCCATTAGATCGTCACCTCAGTCAACGCACCAGTGCCTTGGAAGCTGATCTGCGCAGAGCTGACTTCGCCAACGCTGGCGCCAAAGCTGACGCTAGTGATATACGCAGTTAGCTGCACATCGCTATTGCTAGTGCCATCAACCAAGCGCAGCCGCATAGTTACCGTATCGCCACCAGATACGCCATCAATGCGCAGCACTTTCTTGAGTGCTGTTGCCGCGTCATTGCGGCCGTCATTGTCTTTGTAGTACAGCAGCGTTGCGTTGCCGTTAAACTCTTGCACGCCAGGCGTGTAGGTTCGTTGCGACTCGCCAAGCGTGGTGGTTTCCAGCACTTCAAGCGATCCGGTCAGACTCCAGTTACTGACCTTGATCTGCTCAGTGCCGTCAATCAAAAGGCGGCCATCACGGCCTGTGTAAACCTTGGCCATCAGAGCACACCCACCAGTCTTACTGTAACGCTGCTAATACCAGGCCGCACTGACGCAATACTCGGCGGGTCGCTGTACCGCCATTGGTTGCCGGTTGCTGCATCAATCGCAGCGGCATCACCGCTCCAGCCAGTGCGGAACGCAGCGGGAAGCGTAAACGCTGTGAAGCCGCCCTTCACTTCGTCGTAATGGGCGACAAAATCATCGGCTTCGGTGTCGGTGATGTTGTCGTATTGCAGATCAAGCGTCATGCCGGTGCGCTTGTCTCCGTAAAGAATCCGCACCTCCTTGCCGCTTTGCGATTGGAAGGTCTTGTACGGATAGTCGCCAGCATCAAAACGGCGGCCTGTTGGCTGCAGTGATGGATAGGCCATTACAGCGCTTGCCCCCCGACGAACTCAAAAGCCGAATCTGCATCTACTGTATCCCGTGCGATGAGGCTGCGCCGGTCTGCGTCTACTGGAAAATTGCTTGCTTTGATCGTGACGATACCATCCTCGTTGATGTCCAGCGCTTCAATCATGTAAACGCTGCTTAGCTGGTTTGCGTTATACACGGAGAAAACAGAGTCGCGCATATTTTGTGCTTTGCCGTTGGTGATCACTAGTTGGCCGGTTTCAACTTCCGTTTGGCTGCGCTCCCAGTAATGCACTGCGTAAGTGCCATCAGTTAGTGGCACTGCAGAGATAACTGTACCGTCTGCCTTGACTATGCCATTGTTCGTGGGGTTGTAAGGGCTTAGCTCACTTGAAACCCTGATATAGCTACCAGGCGCAAGATCAAGGCCCCACGGCAGGGTTTGAAATGTAATCGTATGTGTTACATGCTTGCGGACAGCCAAGAAATATCGGGCGGCTAGAAGCGCGTGCTGTGGTGTCGTAATATGCGGCAGGCTAAATTCCTCAAGCGGCAAACTGCTAGCGTCAGGCGTGCTGTAACGCACAATCAAGGTTTGCTGTTCTGGAACCTTGTTCAAGCCGCTCCATGTGTAAATAACTGCAGCCTGAAATAGTTTGCGGTCTTCAAGCTCTAGCCAGTCAATCTTTAACGATTCGTCGATGATATTGCCGTCGGTAAACATTGCGCTGATGGCGATTGGTGTATTGGCGTCTATCTCGTAGTTGCCGTCGTAGGGCAGGGCCGGCTCCAGCGATAACCTGCCATTTTTGATGGAGGTGTAGCACAGCACTGATGGAGCAATCTGGCTCAACCACGAACGCAAATTGATCGGCTCTGCAATCGCGTCATCAAAGAACAGCTGATTAGCCTTCAGATACCTGCCTGTCTCAACAAGTGCGTCACGGTCCACCAAGCTGGAGTCCATAATGGATCCAGCACCTGTATCTGTATTGGTAACTAGATACCAGAACAGATCGGTTAGAAGATTGCTGGCTCCGGTGCCCCCGTCTGTCAGTCGCTCTACATGGATGCCTTCCTTGATGTAGCAACGCAATTGGTCTAGCCGTGTGAAATTATCGCTAGAGCGCAATTTGAGGCCAGTTACAGCGCAGTTGGCGTATGACGGTATTGGATCTTCGGATAAGCATTCATTGACGTAGACCACTTCATGCTCGGGGCCACTGTCGCAGCTGCGTGTGACTAGATCGCCGTAATGCGAAACCTCTGCAATCTTGCTGTATTTCTCAAACAGTCGCGTAGCGCCATACGACAAATCATTTTCTACATAGCCGCTACCGACCTGTACCTCATAGACAAAGTAGTAAAGCGTGCCGTCTGCCGACTGCGATGCTTTGTTGAAAGATTCGCCATCACTCCAATTGCCAGTGCTTGACGTAACTTCAACAAAGTCAACTTGCCACCATTTGTTTTTTACTGTGTACCAAGGTCTGTCTTCAAACACCCTGAGATGCAGCGTCATATTGACCGAGCGCGTACCATCGTCGTACACCCAATTTTGAAGCTGTGCAGTTTCACCCGCAGATAGGTTTGCGTGATACGGGTCTGTACCAAGGGCGTTTGAAAGGATATTGCTGATCTGATAGATAGAAGCGGAATCACCGGCGTTGATGTATGAGTTAGTTGTCCTAGAGACTACATTGATGCGCGTAACACCAGTGACACCACTTGCAATCCATTCGCCGTAAACAAAATCTTCCAGCAGGCCAGGCTTGGCCGCCATCTCAGAATGGGTGAAATAGTCTTTGACTTCAATAAAGTGCCCACGCGCTCCGATGCGGAAGGTGCCGATGTAGTTGTCGCTGATCCAATCGACGTAAGGGGTTCTTCCGTCAAGGGCAAACGCAGTCCCGCCGCCGCTTTGCTGTGCAAATACGGCACTGGGAATCGGGCGCAGCTGAAATTCAAGCTGTGATCGGTTGGGGTGTGTAATGCGGATAAACGAAAACAGATCAACAGGACTGTCGCCAAGCACCGCAAACACGTATGGACCAAGGTTGATCCAACCTCTGTTGCGTGTCCTGTCCAGTACTGCATCAGTGTTTGTTGGGCGAACGTCAACAGCAAAGAATGAAACCCGCTCCGCGTATTTTGTCATCTTGCCTTCACGCAAGACGACGTTATCTTTGTTGGCCCGTGCCATTTGGCCGGCCGTCTTCAGCGTGTTGAAATTAGTAATGTTGTTAAACCGGCACCACACTTGGGATTTGATGCCGATCTCGGTTACATCACATCGGCGTGTATTTTGAATGCTGCCGATTTCGTACTGCGTAATTGGATAAAAACTTTCTTCGATGTCCGCATAAGGCAAGTAGTTGTCGCGCCGAATAGCAGCGGGTGCCACGATGCCGACACGTCGCACGCCATCTTCGCCATAAGCATCAATACAGCGCAGCGTAATGCTGTAACCGCTTTCACGATGAGCGCGTCTTTTGGGATCATACGCTTCTGTTGGCCTTGCAGTGACTTGCCAAATCGTCCGACCAATCATGAATGTCGCACCAAGGCGCAGCTGCGAATCAAAGCGTCGCAGCTCACCATCAACACTGGAGCGCACATCATCCAAGGTGGGATAAGTAACGCCCTCTGCGTCGCCTTCCAAGAATTTTGGATCTTGCCGGCCGACGCCGAGCGTTATGACAAGCTCATCGCCTACGTTTACGACAACAGTGCTTGTTAAGTTCTCGAATGCGTTAGCCGTTTTGCCGTTTTTGCTGATGCTGCGCACTGTGTGCTCAATGCTTACGCCATTGCAGCTTGTGATGCCGACACGACGGCAGTAATTTCTCCCGGTGCCAGGCATTCCGCCATTAAGGCGCCGACGCTTTTCATAAGTTCCACCACCACCAAAGGGGTGATCAATCGCGGTGTATGGATCGACGTATTTCTTTTGATTGTTGTATGCGGTCTTGCCTGCCTCAAGGAAATCATCGCCATCAAAGTAATCTTTAATGATCGAATGCACTTCCCAATCCGGCCTGATTGGTGTGCCGTTGGGGATGCCTGCAAATACACCGAAACGTGTTTGCGATGATGGCGTCATCGCACCGCTAAATGCTTCCTCGTTAGCGCCGTTCTTGGTTGGCGCGTAAAAAGCATTTTCAGCTGGACCCTTGCCGTCATCAATACTCAAGCTGCCGTAACGCAAATGCCGCATTTGCAGGCG